AGGGGGATTTTTCCACGTTTATCGTGTTTTTCACCCCTGGTTGCATCGCCGTGTTCTTTAGCACTGTGTTGCATGTACAAGTTTCGCACTGTTTTTTAGCAGTTGTGTTCTTGTTGGGTTGCCCGCCCTGTGTTCTTGTTGAGTTCGCAAAGGGAGGTTTCTGCTTTGTTAGTTTCTTGTTCCGTTGTACTGTTTGTAGGACTTGTATTCTTTCGTTTCCAGTTTCCGTTAAACTTTATTATTTCGTTTCTAGTTTCCGTTAAACTTTAAATTTCGGTAGCCGTATTAACCGTTAGCGGCATTCTTAGAGTGATTTCGCATGTACTGTGTCGATGTGCTTTTGTGATTAGGAATAGGTTGTCCCTGTGGGCGAGCTGGATTGCTCCCGATTTCCTGGTCTCATGACTACGTTTGATGCTTTGCTTGTGGTTTCTAAGTCGTTGAATAGACGACCACTCAGAGGTAAGCTGATACCCTCTGTTTAGCGTTGCGAGACGCGTACCGATCAGCCTGTGAGGGCGCTCTTACGCTCCGTTCTGCCGTTTGTGGCTTCTAAACACATATGGATAACATGACTCGGGGCACCTTTATGCAAAGTGGCGACTTACGCAAAAGACTGCTAGTAGATGTTTCTTCTTTTACGCACACACCTGATGCGCAGAGTTTCAAGTCCGGAAGGGCTCAGAGACGTTATGCGCGAGAGACTGTGAGGCGCGAGGCTGCTATGGCGAAAGCTAAAGCTGCTGAGCGTGAGTTTATGAATGACAAGCTGCGGAATTTGGCTCGGCGCAAGCTTCGTCAGGTTAAGTATGGCAACTCTTTTGAGGAGCAGGCGGGACCCATTGATGGGACCCCCATGTGGCCGTTTGGTTTTGAAGGTTTTGAGAATCGTCGTGAGTATATGCAGGCTAGAGTTGAGGCTCGAAGCTTGTTTAAGCTTGCTGATAGTCTCATTGTTGAGCAATCTCCTCCCACCGGGGCTGATGGCCCCACCATCTGGCAAGGTGTCAAAGCCGCTGCTGGATTTGCCGTCACTGCTGCCTCAGTCGTGCGTAAAGGCAACCTTCAAAAAGTTGCTGAAGGCATGGACAAAGTGGCTTCTGTTGCTAAGCGAGTTGGTGAAACTGCCTCTACCATAGAGACAGCCATTAGCTCTATCCGTCAAGTGTTTCGGGATATGTACGATTCTTTCGTGAAGTACGTCCCTTTAGCACTAGCTGGTGCTTGCCTCATTTCCTTTGTTTTGTGGCTGCGTGGCACGCAGCAGATGCCCAGTTTTATGTGGTTAGCGGTGTGTTGTTTGACCGCTGAGTTGCTTGGTGAGAAGGCTTGGAAGGATGTTAAGACCTTTTTTGAGAAGGATCCACCTGCGGTGGAAGAACAGTCTGGTTTTGCCTGTGGTGCTGCTTCAGCCGTTGTTGCTTTTCTCTTGCGTCACCACCTTGGTGCGTACATGGACTTCCCGTCTACTTTCTATGCTGGTCAGCTGTTGCAGAACATTGGTAACATGCCTAGAGCCCATGCGGGTTTGAAGGCTGTGATTGAGTGGACAGTTGGAGTGGCCGAGAAGGTCATCAATTGTGTTCGTGATTGGATGGATATGCCAGCCATTCGTCTTGTTGAAAAACATGGCGAAGAGATAGATAAGCTGGTTCTTGAGGTGGCCTATGTGGTCAACTCGGAGATGACTGGTGGGTCGAAAGACTCGCCAGATGCCCGTTTGAATAAGGTGATGCAGTTGTATGGTACTTGTTGGAACCTGCGTAATCTCTACCGTGGACATCGTGAGATCACCCTTGAATTAGGGAATCTCATGTCCAATCTCACCCGAGTGGCAGCCCCTCTTAGGGCTGTTGTTGGCAGTGCTTGTGGTTACACACAGCAACCTGTCAGCATTTGTTTGCTTGGAGATGCCGGAGTGGGTAAAACCATGATGGTACAGAACTTGTCTACGATTGTGTTGAAGGAAGCGAATCTTATCAGTGAGGACATCACTGAGCAGGAGGCTAGCAAATTGATTTATGTTAAGCCTTTCAACTCTGAGTACATGGATGGCTATCACGGCCAACCAGTGTATCTGCTGGATGACTTTATGATGAAGAAGGCTACACCCCAGGACACCAGCAATGGTTTTCTGGATCTCATGACTTATTACTCAGCGTTTACCAACATGGTGAACATGGCTGCGTGTGAGCACAAGGGTATGTGGCCTTTCAGTTCTAAGATTCTCATGATGACTACCAATATGGAGCACCCTGATCAGGCTAATGCTTCACAGGTTCTGTTGCATCTGCCAGCACTGGCCAGAAGAGTTGATGTGCACTATAAGGTGACTGTCCGTCCTGAGTTCAGGTTGCCTGGTGAGACGAAGTTGGATTATGCCAAGTTTGAGCTTGAGTTGGCTAAGTGCTCTAAAGAGAATGCGTTTGAATCATATCCTTGGCACGTGTGGGAGGTCTTCCCCACGACTTGGGACAATGTACCCGTTCCTCATTGCACCCCCGGCACTGGGCGACCGTTTGCCCTTGTGCTTGCAGAGATTATTGATCTGTTGCATCGGCGGAAGGATTCCCACCTGGGTGCTCTGGCTTGTGCGAAGAGTATCCTTAAGGCCCCTAAGGCGGGTCTTGATTACATCAAGCATAAGGCAGGCATTCAGGAGCAAGCTCCTAGTGTTGATATGTCTGCGTTCCCTGAGATCACCCCTGCCTCAGATGATGAGTTTTCTAGTGTTATTGGTCTTGATGAAGAGCTGCGCTTGTTGCTTGAAGAAGCACGAGCCAAGGCTCCTGTTGCTGACTCTTGCCTGCCCCCTTTGTCGGAGATTGGACCTGGTATTTACGATGATGCTGACAGCGTTTCAGATGCTGGATTTGTGGATTCCACCACCTTCCGAGGTTGGTGGACTGGGGTGCGAGACCGGACTAAGTCTTACTTGTCCGGGCTTGCATCTGTTGTGTCACAGTTTGTACGTGATTATCCCATAATGACAGCTGCTATTGCTGCTGTTGCCGTGGGTGGTTTGATGTTACTGTATCATGCATGCCAAGGCATCTGGGAGTGGCTCCGGTCACAATTCATGCCCAATGTCGTTGAAGAGCAGAGCAACCGTCCTAAGTTTTCTGCTGTGAAGTTTTCCAAGTTGAAACAGCAGAGTGGTTCCCTTGAAGAAGGGAGTCAGCGTACTGTTTACAACAATAGCTTCAAAATAGGTGTTTATAACACCTGTGGAGAAGCTAAGGTCCTTGGCCAGGTCACGTACCTGGAGATGGACTATCTCGTCATGCCCAAGCATTTTGACGACCGTCTGCATGATTCGTTGCGGACTGGTTCCATCACGCCTGATTCGATGATGTTTATGCGCTCTTGCCGTTCGGCGGAAGAGTGCATGAAGGTGAAGGTTTCTCATTGGCTTGATTTCCCTCGTTCTTGTTCTGATTTCCGAGATTTGTGTTTCGTGCGTACCAAGGCTCTCTACTGTGCTCGTAAGATCACCCACTTCCTCGTTCGTGAGAGCGAGTTTAAAGATGTGGGTGGTCTCGCTGTCAGACTGGATACTGCGCGCATCAGTGAGGATGACATGTTGATCAAGTTCAATGACAGGATTGCTTTTATGAGCAAGTCTGTTGAGGTTGGTCGACATGGTGTCACCATTGGTAAGACGCGTCACACCAATTGGCTCCGCTACTCAGCGGATACGATTGATGGTGACTGTGGAGCTACTTTGTGCCTTCAGAGGGCGCAGAGGTTTCAGCATCGCGTTTGGCTTGGCATCCATGTTGGGTGCAAGACTTCTGACAGTGAGGCTTATGCGACTCAGCTCACCGCTGAGTTAGTAGAACGTCACCTTGGTGAGTTGAAGAAGGAGACTGGTGACCCGCGTGTACGCGAGGCCACGTTTGCAGAGACCGTTGAGCAATCTGGTATGGATATTATGCCAGGGTTTGATTTGATTGATGTTGACACCATGCCTTTTAAGGGTGTTGATGCGCCCTATGATGAGATGGTTGGTTTTGGTTCCTTTTCTCCGATTGGAACACTCACCAAGGTTGTGAGTGCTCCAGTGAAGACTAACTTGATCCCCACCTTTGTTATGGATGATGACATGTTGGATGACAATATGCCAGATTTCGTGCTTAGGCCTATGCGTTTGGCCCCTTACCTTGACCATGATGAGATGGTGTATCCGTCTGTGCGAGCTCTTGAGCCCTATGCAGGAGATGTTGTTTCTATTGATGTATCCCTTGTTCGAGATGCTGTTGTGACTGCTATGCGTCCTTTCGCTAGTAGTACTGTCAATATCTTGGGTCGTGTCTGGTCTACCAAGGAGGCTTTGGTTGGTGCCAATGGTGCCAAAGGGGTCCCTCTTGGGACCTCTGTTGGTCTGCCCGGTTGTTTGCTTCACCGCAACAAGAGGGCTATGCTTGATGGTGCTATGGAATGGGACTTCTCGTCTCCTACTGTCATTAAATTGATGGAGGAGGTGGAGGCCCTAGAGAGGATGGTTCAGGATGGTATTCGGCCGTTCTTTATGGCTCGTGGTTTCTTGAAGGATGAGTTGCGTAAACCTGGCAAAGGTGCTAGGTATATCGCAGGCACCAATGTGCATTACTACATTTTATGTCGTAAGTACTTTGGTCAGATCGTGTCTACGCAGATGAACCAGTTTAAGGATAGTGGTATGTGCCCCGGCATAAACCCCTACCAGGACTGGGAGTGGCTTCAGAATCATATCACCAAGCATGGTGCTAAGGTTTGGGATGGAGATTTCTCTGGTTTCGATACATCGCAGCAGCCTCAGCTGTTGGCAGAATGTCTGAATTACATCAACTCCTGGTACGCTGCTCGTGGTGGCACTGTCGCTGAAAGCAACGTGCGGACCATTTTGTTCCAGGATTTGATGAAGAGCAGACATGCTGTTGGCAGAGGTGTTGTTGCCACACACGTTGTCCAGTGGCAGCGTTCCCTTCCTAGTGGCCATTTCTTGACCACTTTCATCAACACCATGATGTCCATGACTTGCCTCGCTGCTGCTTACATTCGTACCGTTGGTGATTTGAACTTTTGGGACAATGCTAGTGCTGCGACTCTGGGAGATGATAACGTTTGTGGAGCTTCCGATGCTGTGATTGACGCCTTTAACCAGGTGACAGTTGCAGAGGTTTTGCGTGAAGAGTTTGCTATGACTTACACAGCGGGGAGAAAGGGTGAGGAGTTGAAGCCCTACCTATCGGTGGATGAGATTACATTTCTCCAGCGTTCTTTTCGTTTGAAGCAGAATCGCGTGGTTGGTCCTATCCGCAAGGAATCCATTTATGGTGCCTTGTTGTATACCAAGCGTGGTGATGCTAAGTACAGAAGAGAGACTTTGTGTCAGAACATTGAAGGTTGTTTGTCTGAGTTGAGTTTGTGGCCTGAGGAAACTTGGGCCAATGATGTGCCTGCTATTAGCAGGATTGCTTCTAAGGTTGAGTATGCCCCTAAGATGATGATTGATGATTCGCAGGACTACTTCCGGTTCACCTGTTTGAGACAGGATACCGGTTGGTTCTGAGGTGTTTGCAAATACGCACTGTGTCATGTTGTAAATCAATGTGGCTGACTTGAAATGCACAGTGGACAGGGCGACACCAGGACTTGTTGGGTTCGTCCCTTACTACTCAGGCGCAAGTATAATCTGCCAGAGAGGAGTCACACGCATGGGTGCGTTGAGTGGCGCCCTGTGTTGTACAATCACTTGCTGGTGTGAAACAAGATGTTGAAGTTATCGGCCAAGATGCCGTGTGTACTAGTATGGATGCTTCCCTGTCCATTAAGGGTGAGGCTGATGCCACTGGTGTGACCCAGTTTTCTAATGAGGCTTGTGAGGCTGTTGAAGCCTTGCAACCTTATGTTGAATCCCCTTACCTTGTCGAGACCCCGTCTTTGCAGGATTTGAAGAGTTATTTTCAGAGACCCCGTTTGTTTGCTACTGGATCGTTGACTTTTGCTTCTCGTACTAATGTTGTTGTCAAGGACATCAACTCTAGTTTCTTCACTGGTACTTTTCCTCAGTGGAGTCAGCGTTTGTCCGGTGTTTATGGTACTAAGTTTACGTTGTGTTTTCGTTTGCAGGTTGCGGCTACTGCTTTTCACCAAGGTGTCCTTGCTTTGGGTTTTCAGTATGCTTCTCCGTCTGGGCTTTTAGCGTATAATTTTGATCGCACTAGTAGTAGTGCTGCGGTCACGAACTTGCCTCATGTTAGAATGGATGTTTCTGAGTTGACTATGGTTGAGTTGAAGGTTCCCTTTTTGTATCCTTTAGAGTTTTATCCCGTTGGGTTCCAAGACATTGTTAGTGCTGTGTTTGGTCATTTGGGTTTGAATGTGGTAGTTCCTTTCATTTCTGTTACCGGATTGGTCGCTCCTTCATACAAGCTTTATGCTTGGTTGGAGGATATGTCCTTTTATGGTGCAGATAATAATGCTAGCACGACTATCACTTTGCAGGCTGGTGTTATAGAGAAAGAATTGCGAGAGAGTAAGTTGATCAGCACTGGTCTCACTGTTGCTTCAAGAGTTGTCGGTGCTTATGGTAAGTATATTCCTGTTTTTGGTACTCTTGCTGGTCCCACTGCGTGGGCTTTGGACGTGGCTTCAGGTGTTGCAAAATACTTTGGCTTTGCCCGTCCATTACTGCAGGAACCCACCATGCGAGTCGTTAAGCAGATGACTGCTGGTGAGGGTCGAGTTGATCTCCCCTTCTCAGGTTATGCAGTTGGTCCTATGCAGTCGAACACTTTGGCTTTTGATGGGACTGTAGGTAAGTCTGATGTTGATGAGATGGCTTTGCAGTTTGTTACTAGTCAGTTTAGTCAGATTTGTGCTGGTCAGATTACTACTTCCAATTCACATGGTACTGTTGTGTATGCTACCCCGATTTCTCCTTCCTGTTTTTGGTTTAGGGCTCCTTCTTCTGCGCCTTATTGTAACACCCTCTTTCCCCGGAATAATGTTAGTTTGATTTCTCAGTCTGGGAATTCCTTCCTGCCTTCCAGTGTTATGAACATTGCTAGTTGTTTCCGTCTGTGGCGTGGAGATTTCATTTTCCGCTTCACCTTTGCGAAGACTAAGTTTCATGGAGGTCGTTATATGGTCAGTTTCAATCCCTCCACCACGTTCCTTGACACCACCACTACCCCAGTGGCAACGGTGAACGGGCCTGAGGTTGTGTCAGGCTTGGTTCAGCCATACGGGTATTCTATGATCATGGATATGCGTGATGGCAATGTGTTTGAGTTCAATGTTCCGTTCTTTTGTGAGCAGCCTTATGTTAATTTCTTGTCTGTTGTTGGTGGTTTGTCTATCGTATGTATTGATCCTTTGCAGGCTAATGCTAGTGTTACTACTGTTGTTCCTTTCATGGTTGAAGTAGCTGGCGGTGAAAACTTTGAACTTGCTGATTATGCTGGTAATTATTTTGTAAATAATCCCATCGGAAACATATATCAGCAGGCTGGAGAGATAACTGCCACCGGGCTGAATGCAGCCCCTCCTGCTGCTCTGTCTAGTGCAGCGCAGCATACCATTGGTGAACGTTTGACTTCCATCAAGCAGCTCATCATGATCCCTTCTTACACTAGTTCGAGTCAAGCCACTTCCACCACGACGGATACGACGTTGCCTCCTTGGTGGTACTCAAGTGCCCCTATCAACTTGATTACCACTGGTCTCAACTCCAACCCCGTCAATGTGGCTGCTGTGTATTCTGGTTCTGGACAGGCTTCTGCTTTCCTTGCTTCAATGTATGCTTTTGTGCGTGGTAGTACTGATTATCATGTGTATATGTCCTCACCCTCGCCTTATATCTTGGCTGTGGTTGATCAGAATCCCCTAGAGTGTGCACTTGGTTCCGTCACTTATGTTGACTACCAGGGTCGCACCAACACCAATGCCTCACCCAAGGTTATTTCCTATGGTGATGCACCTATTCATGTCCGTCTTCCTGCTTTTCAGACTTGTATCCGCATCCCGACGTACTTGATTAGGACCCTCAATGTTACTAGAAAGTTAGGCAGTAATGGTTTTTCTGGCTTTGCGTTCTATTTTCTTGGTCACTTTGGTAGATTGCTTTTGCAGAATGCATCTGCCACCAACACTGTCACTGCTGCTATAGGCTGCAGTGCAGGGGATGACGCCACTTGTTCCACCTATATGGGTCCGGAACCGGTGGCTATTCCCAACACACTTGCTTCCAATTCCCTTTTCCCGGATTTCTTTGGTGGTTATAGTTAGTGTCCCTCATGGGACGGGTTCGCACACCCCGCGCCGCTTAGAGCGCTTAATAGAGCTGTCCTCTGTCATGGTGACCCCTCGAGTGGAACACCGAGACCCGGCCAACGTCGGGTTGCCGTGACGTCTTCCGAACCGAATTGAGTAGGTTCTTATGGAGTGTGGGCGTCTTACGAGACGTCCTTGGTGATGAGGCACCAAAATTGCCCCTACTATTAAGGCAAGGGCTCGCGTTCTGTGTTTACACAGGGGGCAGTTGATCTGCTGTACACATTTTAATGTGTGCAGTGTCAGTCAACTTTTCGTGGGC